TTGACGCTGATGTCGTCGAGGTATTGCGGCGTGCGCTCGTTCAGCGAATAGCGGTTCTGGCTGATCAGCGCCCACGCCTTGCGGATCTTCGCGAAGGTCGCGAGCGACGCATAGTCGCCGGCACCGTAATATTCCTGACCCGGGTTGGTCTGGAACGCGTAAGGGCCGTTCGAGGGCGTCTGCACGATCACCTGATTGAAGTAGAACGGCTCGCGCTCCCACTTCGCGATTGCGGATTGGATCGCGTTCTGGATCGGCGACAGCACCAGGTTGCTGTCGCCCAGCGGCGATAGCAGGTCCTGGCGGTCGCCGAGCTCGTCGGCAATCTGTTGTTGCAAGGTGATGTAGGTGGCCGAGATCGCCATGATGAAACCATGCGAGAGAAACGGGTTTGCGGGCGCCGAAACGATGCCGCGCGGCGCACGTGTCGGCCGCGACGCCGAATGCTCCTGCGCCGTACGAAGGCCCCTACGGTGATGAGTTCTGGGACCGTTCGTCAGTCGTCGTTATCGACGTACCATGCATCCGTGCAATCGGGGGTCGGATCGATTGTGTTGGGTTGGCGGAGCAGGCGCATCTTGCGTGGCTTGGCCCCCGAGTATTGCAGCTGGCCGGTGATCGATTGCGGCGTAATGGTGCCGCTGAAGCGATGGTGCTGCGGTTGACCCAGGTCGACTTCGAACTGTATGGCGCCGCCGCGGATTTCCGATCGACCGATGCGCGGTTCTGTGGGGTCGCCTTCGGCTTGTTGGAAAATGATGAAATGTGGATCGGCCCCATAGTCTTGAAGAAGGATGATGCGGGTTCCGAGCAAGTCGCCGGCTTCCACGTGGTAACAGAAATTGGAATAGATCGCCAACCGCTCCCTGGATTGCTCTGACGAAGCCATCGTACAGCTAGAGAGCTGTAGCGTGATTGCAGCGGGGCAGAAAATCGCGCAATAAACATGAAAGAGATGCTTCATCGCGACGCTCCACCGGTTGCTTGTTGCAAGCGTCGGACTTGATCGGTGAAATTGTCAATCAATGTTCCGCGATCGCCGCCGGGATCCATATAGAAGTGTCGCGCGTCGGGTGTGCGGAAGGCGCCGCCCCAGCTCAGCCCGGCCTGCGTCGCCGCATCACGGATCGCGCGTTGTTGCACTTCCGGGAGGTTATCGTAAGTCACATCGACTCCCAGCCCGGCCGAATGCAAGCTCTGCCGGGCCGGCGTGATCCCCTGACCGCTCGTCCTCAGCTGCTCCTGCCGCTCCGGCGTTCGGTACCCGCTCTACTGGAGATCCACTCCGTTGTCGTGCGCGTGGCGGATGAAGTCGTCCACCCGAGGCGCGAACTCCGAATCGAGATAGGTTTGGCCCAGACCCGGCAACGTGACGGCGACCGCTGTCCGCGGCGGTGGTGCGGCCGGCGTCGATTGCGGCTGGCCGGTCGCTTGCGCCGACAAGAGCGGTACCGGGGCGCGGTCCAAGCTCGATGAACGCCAGGCACGAGGATCGTCCGCCGCCTGTCCCATCAGCCGCGCAAACGATGGGGATGGCTCGCCGCTACCGTCGAGCCCGTCGGAGCCGCCGACGCCGTAGCCGCTGCTCATGATCGCATCGCTCGCCTGACGTGTCCGCGCGTCAATCCTCCTCGCCGCCCTCGGCCGCGTGCGCGCCCTTCGGCGTCGCGCTCGGCGGCGTGGGCCGGATTGGATTCTCGGTCGGGTCCATTTCGTAGGCGTCGGCAGCCGAGCCCGGGCCGGGGCCGCCGATGCCCGCGAGCTCGCCGGCGCCGGGCACCGGGCCGGGACCCTGGGTCATGGTCACGTGGGCCGGCGAGCCCGAGTAGCCCTTGCGGTCGCCGTGATGTCCGTCGGCGCGATAGCCCTCGCCGCGGTAGCGCGCTTCGCGGTGGGTCGGCTCGCGCTGGGACATGCCGTTGGCGCGCGCGCGCGCCCGATTGGATGCACGACGCTGATTGGCCATGATGTGCTCCTGAATGAAGTGGGGAGGAGGACGACCGGCCCCCTGGATCGGCGGCCGGTCGTCAGGAAAACCGCCCGCCTAGGGGTCGTACGTGTATTCCGTCAGCAGGCGGACGTTGCCGGCCTGGAAGGTCGCCGCCGCGGTCTGACAGGTTGCGAAGATCGTGTAGGTCGCGAGCGACGGCGTCGGGTAGGTGTTGAATGCCGAGGCGAACGGCTGGTAACCGAGGATCGCGGGCGTGGTCGGGATGGCGTAGCCGCCCTGCTGCGCGATCGTGGTCTGGTTGAAGTAGCGTGTCGGCGAGCCCGAGTCGCCCAGGTTCAGCTTGATCGCCGGGCTGGCGTTGCTGTCCAGCTTGTCGCTGTCCAGCACGATGCCGATGATCGTCGGCCCGTTGCCTTGCGGATCGGACGCGTCGGCTGCGAGCGACACGAAGTTGATCGTGTCGTTCACCACCAGCGCGGTGGTGAGATTGATGATGCTCAGCGCGTTCACTCCGCCCGCCGAGGGCAGCACCTTGGGCTGCACGCCGGCGAGCATCTTGGAGGCGTTGTAGACGGTCATGGGGACTGCTCCTGTTTCGCCGACGGCTCAGTGGCTGGCCGCCCAGGACGACGTGACCACGGTCGCGAAGTCCTGGCTGTTGAAGTTGGTTTTCTTGAGCCCGAAGATCAGGCCCGCTGACACGCCGAGTTCGTTCTCATAGTCGAACAACTCCTCGACCCAGGTGTAGCGCTCGGGCCCGTTGTCGCGCCCGAACGCCAGCATGCAGGCCTGCGCGCCGCACACGACCGCACGCCGCACGCTGGGGACCGCGGTGGTCTGCGCGGTCGAGACGACGCCCTGCGACACGCGGTAGTCGCTGTGCAGGATCGCGCCGTTGTAGACGCCGAGCGCGCCGTCGAAGATCGGGTTGTCCTCGATCTCGCCGCCGGTCATCGCCGCCTTCTGGATGTCCAGCCACTGGCCGGTCGCGGTGTTCGTGCGGAGGTCGGTCACCTGGTAGGGATGCAGGAACGCCACCCAGAAATCCTTGCCGCCGACCTTGACGGGCCGGATCGCCGGGGTCAGCATGCGCGCCCGCTCGACGGCGCGGTCGATCAGGGTGAGGACATAGGTGAACGCCGACGTGACGTTCTCGTCCTGGGTCGAGGTCGCGCTGAGCGAATTCAGGTAGTGGGCGTTGTCCGGGTAGATCGGCGCCTGCAGGCCGGTCCACTGGGTCTGGGTCTGCACGGTGTTGCCGCACACCTGGTTGAAGAACGAGAAGTCGAGCCGGTCGGCCCACCAGTCGCGCAGGCCGGACAGCGCCTCGTCGCGAATCGAGAACGGCACGCGCTGCTGCGACATGCGCCCGGCCGAGCGCACGGCATGGCGCAGCTGGTTGAGCAGCACGGCGTCGCTGTAGGTGGTCAGTGATTCCTCGTTGCCCTCGAGCGTGCCGTCGCCGAGCACGCCGGTGCCCGAGAGCTGCATGCGCAGCCCGTAGGTGATCTTGTCGCCGGCGGACTTCTGCAGCTCGTCCTTGATCTGGATCACGGACGAGCTCGACACACCCATGAAGCGCGAGGCCCAGGTGTTCTTGAGGACTTCGATGGAGAGGCGCTTCGACCAGACCTTGACGGCCAAGGGGTCGTTCACGCCGTAGCTGGTGACGGCCATGGAACTGCTCCTGAGAATTGGGCGGATGCGCCGCCGTCAAGGCGGTGGCGCGGATGGGTCTTGCTGCGGTGTCGCGCAGCGACGGCCGTCCATGACGCCGGGCGGTGGCGAAGGCCGATGACGCCAGGCCGAGGCGGAACGCCCGATCACGCTCGGGAGTAAAGCGACCGCAAGAAGAGCCTCAGAGCCGCGTTTGCCGAGGCTTGTGTTAATCTAGGCCGAAATTATTCTTTCGCTCGCACAAAGTAATCTCATGAAGAATATCGGAGCATTCACCGCAAATAAATGCGTTGAGTGCGGAAAGAGGCATGGATTCCTTTTCGCTCCTTCCGCAAAAAGAACATGATGTATCGGTAGCCATTTCATTCTCGGATGCAGTCAAAAGAGCTGTGGCTACGGATACGAGACACAAGCAATCTCTCGCCCTCTCTTCATCCTGCACGCTTCTGCAGTAGGCGTAGGTCTCTACGGCGATGCCAATGGCGGCGTAATAATCATTGTTGCGAAGGTGCTCCTCCCAGGCTCTCGAGCACGTTTCAAAACGATCTGCAGCACCTTCTGCCGTCATGGCGCCTCCGACGAATGATCGATCATCGTCGCGTTCCGGAGCTGCCCGGGCTGCGGCCGCGTGATTTGGCGAGCCACGGCACTAGCGGACCTCGACGAAACCGACGCCCACGTCGCTGCCGGTCACTTCCGGTGGCAGGACGACGACCTCGAACGTACGGTCTGGAAAGGCGTCCTTGAGACGCCCCCGCCACGCTCGGCAGACCATCTCGGCAAGCATGTCGATGTCTTCATCGCGACCGTCGCGGTTCATGAAGAGATAGGGGATCTCGATCCAATTGAAAGCCGACTCAGTTCGGGCCAACGGCTCATCTCTCTCCTGCTTGGCTTTTCGGAAGTCCTCCGAGGGGTCTCGACCGTCCATGTTCAGCAAAACGCTGCCGTC